CGACCTTCAAAGAAACATGCAGTCTTAGGATAGCCCCTAGTAGCAGACCATACGGGTTCTTTTCTAGGTGATCCGGCCTGAGTTTGAACAAATGCAATCGTCTTGCTTGCAGTACCGCTAGTAGCAAATCCAGAAAATAGCTCAAAATCCTTAGTAGACTCACCGCTAATCGTTATTGTGTAAGCCGAAGCGCCCGTTCTGGCCACATCTACACCAGTCTCTCCAAAATTAGGCATCTCTTGCAGGTTCTTCTGGATGTTGAATACCGTAGAGCTTCGTTGATCTGCGGTTGCATCTCCTGCAAAAGTGATATTTTTTGACAATATGCCTTCAACGTCTACTTGGAATGTATCCCCAGCAACAAATGAAGTCAGTGTCATTACCTGTATTTCGTTAACTGGAGTAGGACTCAGATCATCATCAAAGTCATACGTCGGAACATTGGTGAATGGCACTTCATCCAAGAACCAATCCGCATCGGTACCCAAGTTAATCAATCGTTGTGGTGGCACGTCTTCTTGGAACAGCAACATAACGCTTTCTGTTTGCGTATCTCTAATAGTTGCTACTTGGGCGGCAGTGTACGGAACCTTAACGTCGGCAACATGGGTTCCTGGATTCTTGAAAATCCTGATATTCCCGTCAGTAACCGATAATAGATAGTTTCGATCAGTCGTTACGCTAAAGTTTAATAACTTAGATTCTGATGGATCGCCAGCAGCACTTGTCTGGGTGATTAGGTTGAACCCTGCCAAGGTAACAACAGACGCACCAAGTGGATCCGCCCCAACTCTAGCTAAACGAACGTATCTTTCTCCTGATCCAATGGGAATTCTAAAGTCTTGTGGGCTTGTCCCGAGTAGTGGAACAGTGCCAACGGTAGTCCATGTTGCTGCGTTAGGAGAATCTTGTATGACGAACTCAGTAGATGACCCGCTAGACAGGCTAATCTGTCTTAGGTCTGCAAATATTGCCGTATTACCAATGCCTGTAGTACGGTCGTAGTACGCAACAACGTATGGGTTAATTGTTGAAATACCCAGCGTTGTAGACGTTGTAGTAGTGTCGTCACCGTCATTAGCTACTGATCCAGACCCGCCATTAGGCATGATTGGATTCTGAGCCGTTAGACGTTCCAGTTTATTCAGAACAGTATCGATATGTTCAGTGCCAGGACGACGCTTAACACCGCCCTGTGGGACTAGAACGACGTTGTTAGCTGTCTGTAACCCTTGGTAATACTGATTAATATCAGTACGGCCACGCATCAAAGGTGATAGCTCACCACTAACAAAGTTATTTTGGATGAAGCGTGATTTAGCCATTTCGTGTCACTTTAACTAAAAAGTCATCTGTCTGCATTGTGCAGTCTTTATTAGCAATTACCTTGAATTGTGCTGGCGACGTTCTGGTATCTTCGTTTCTTATGGGAAATGAAGTGTATCGAGTAGCCTCAAATAACCCAGCAAACTGGAAATTCTGCGTTGTAATAAACGGAACCTTGTACTGATTAACGCCAGAGCCAAGATACAAATCCAATTCAATCTGGGTGTTGTTGCTAGCCGTAGTTGGTTCAACCAATACCCGTAGTTCAACCGCATCGCCTACTGCTAATTCAGTAAAATCAAACGAGCTTGTTCCTGCGTTCCACAAATTAGTAACGCCTAACGGAAGATAAGAATTAGTAGTGTTTGATCCTAAAGCATTGTTTGGCAGAACCGTTAAGGTATCGGCAGTTAATGTTAACGTGCTAACCCTTGAGTCTTCGTATGCAGCCCACCCAGCACTTGTAATGCCACTTCTTTGTACCGTTACTGACTTCTTGGCTACCGCTGTAACCAGTAGCGTGTATACCAAGTTGGTATTTACGATATGAATTAAATCATTTACCTGAAACTTTGTAGACGCTTCACTAAAATAGTTTGTAGATGTCACTAATGTTTGAGAGTCTAACGTGTAGTACGTATAGATTCTTGGCGCTGGAGAAGACCCACCAACATGAGAAAGTGTGCTGTTGGTGAAAGCCATTAAAACCTCACATTAACAAAAGGATTACTCGTGATAGGTGTCATTGGGTATTGCTGGGAGTCTGTATATCGAGCCATCCTAGAAGCATTTACATACTCAGCAGACATTTCTTGCCGTGATGCTGAACTGTCTCGGATGCTCGTTGCAAAATCTTTAGCCAGTGCATACTCAATCATCTGAGTGAAGTACGGTGGCCATGTTGATTCTGGAGCGTTATAAATATAGTCACAGTAAAGTGGGCCTGTATTGTTGGCGTACACTTTATTGCCATAAATCTGGTATCTGATTCCTGGATATATCTTAATCAGGAATAATAAATCTGAAGGTAGCTGATAGATTGAGTCCCATTCTTGATCGATTGGAACTTCCGTTGTAAGCGATAGCTGTGCTTTTACTCTAGCAAATCCCCATCTGTGCTTTGTTAGCTCAGACCGGACAATGCTGTCATACAACGTATTAGCAACTTGTTGCGCCCTAGAACCGCCGATTAGTGAATTGATTGGAGTATCCCCGATCAAGACTAACGCACCATTAACTACGCCAATTTTAGTTGCCATATTGTTACCTAAAAGAAATGGGGGCCCGAAGACCCCCGATAACTTAGGAATCGCCTAACGCGGTTCCAGATGCCATTGTAATGGTCGTAGAACCATTATTAGCTTTGCAGAACGATACCGTTACAGCAGGGGTTCCGTTGGAATCACTTACCATAACTACGTCGTTTACAGCTATTTCACCAATCGCTGGTAGGAAATAGTTAGCTCCGAGTGCGGTGGCAATAGAGTCTTCAGAACTATATTTCCAAACCGTACCTGAGTCACCAGATCCGCCAATACGAGAAAAACCGCTTCTTAAAAATGCCATTAGTAATTCTCCTTATGCAGTTTTGTCATACTGAACTTTAACCAAGCCGCCTTCGTCGCGAACGACAGCGCCAGCTTTCAACATACCATTACTCAACCAAGAGGTACGTTCAGCGATCCAGTTAATTTCAGTTTTCATGTCAATACCAACGGCCAAGCCAACAGCAGGACGCTGATAGAACCATGAATCGACGATGTTGGCAGCTTCACTCAAACCACCTTCAGTCCGAGTTTCAATGATGTTGAATCGGAACCCTACGAGGGTATTGATCTCACCAGAAACTAGAGCCTTGATGTTCTGATAGTCCGAAGACGTTGCCAGTTCATCGTTCAACAAACCACCTAAGCCTTCAGCTTCGATGACTGCGAACAGGTCAGTGTTGGGTACACCTTGGTCACGCAATTCAACTTGGGCTTGGATTACCTTAGCCATAGTTAAGTTTGCAGCACCAGCAGGTACAGTAGTTGTTAATGGAGTCGAGGCATCCATAGCATCGATAACCAACTGGTCACAACGACGGCCCAAAGCACCGGCAATAGTCATTGCCAATTCTTGTTTCTCATCGAAGTTAACGTCAGCTTGGTCGAAGATGTCGGTGTACTCAGGCGCATTCCAGTTAGCCAACGTAGCAGTCTTGAACTCATGGCTTACGTCCATAGGAGTTACGAGATCTGAAGTTGATTTCTGGTTTGCAAGGCCCTTGCCTTGACGACGGAATTTGTAGGTATCACCTACGACGTTGTTGCGTACAGTTACAGAACCTTTCAGCAAGCCCATGCCCTGGTAGGCGTGTTTAACCATGCTGTCAAATTCTGTTACCGCAACAGAAGATAATTGTTTTGACATTAGTCTAATCCTCAAAATTTATAATAATCTACACAAGTGTTTCACATGAAACATTTGCTGGTTATGAGGTTTCGACTGAGTGCCCGACAGATCGGTCAGCCTTCAACCCAAATCTGTCAGATCCGCGATGGGAGTCCCTGACAGACATATAATATCATTTTACTTTATAAAAGCAACCTACCCGAATACCTGAACATTCGGCTTGTCACCACCAAAAGCAAACATCATTTCTTGAATCTTCTTCTCATGGGCAGAGTCTACTGACCGCAGAAGGTTGCCGTTCTCGTCCTTTCGGAACATTTCTTTCTCGATGTCAGGCCAAGTAATTCCACCAGGAACAACATGCCCGTCGATAGGTAGCTTTTGCGGAGCCGTGCTCTTAATCAATGCTTCTACCAGCATGATAGATTCAGCAGAGTTAACAGCATAACGAACTTGCTCGTAGACTTCGGAGTCCAGATTATTTTTCATAAACTGTTCTACGGTCTTGATACGATCCGTTGCATTGTCGCCTAGCTTGGCAATCTCAGCTTCAGCAGATACTTCTTCTACGGCCTCTGCTTGAGCAGACAGCAATTCCCACGCTTTATTGAAGTAGTCTTGAGACATATTAGTCTCAGCCGCAAAGCCCATTAGCTCCTGCATTAACTCGTCTTCTTGATCGATACCTTCAGGCATTGAGTAGCCGTCTTTAGGAGCGCCCTTGAATGCGCCAAACTTCTTCTCTAACTCAGTATAGGCAGCGGCTTGATCTGCGACTGACTTGTATCTGTCAGACTTGTACCACTCTGGTGCCTCACCGGTTCCCTTGATCCCGTCAGTTAGGAAGTACTCACCATCAGATAATTCTGGTTGGGCGGCATCTACTAAACTAACTGGTTGTGCTTCTACTGCAACATCGTTTTCTACTGATTGTTCACTCATAGTTATCTCCACGCATATTGAATTACAGCCCGCTTAGGACTGACCGCTTGATGCTTCAAGAGGATTTCGTCAAGCCTTCTGCCGCCGTTAAGCAAAGATAGATCGTTAATGTCGATCCAATCTAAATGCTTACCTTCTCGGTAGCATCTGAACGCTTTAAATTTATGAAGATACTCGAACTTATCAAACCCATACTGTGCCGCAAGCAGATCTAGCCATTCAAATTTAAAGTCTCTGCTTAACAAGTATTGCCGTTCGTCGCAAACTACCTCGACGGATGGGGTTTCTTTCTTTGGTCGTCCTTTCTTTTTAACTTCTTCTACTTCCATTACTTCTGTCATAGTCTCTCCGCTTGCTGGATTTGGTGAACAATAAACCTCATGACTCCGGTCTCCCCGTTATGGTAAGCGGCTTCATAGTTTATATTCTGTGCAGCAAGAGAAGTGTCGTTCTCTAGTAGAAAGCGTTTGCTCAGGTCTTCTAGTACCCTGTTACCGTCGTCAGTTGCAAAGCAACGGTTATAAGCCTTGGCTAGTTCGGCTTGTTTTTCCCTGATTGCGCTCTGTGCTTTCTGTGCTTTCCCCGTATCTATCTCTAAATCTTCCCAGCTCATTGAACGGCCTGTAGTTGTGGTGGTTGTCCAGGTACGGGCGCTTGTGGTTGTTGTTGCGCCTGTGCTGCGTCAGCTCCAGCTTGGATGATCTGCTGCTTCTCTGCATCATCACGTACCAATTCAGAACTCATGCCTGTTTTCTCTGCCACCCAAGTGCCAAAATCCTCGGTCTTGAATGCTATTAACACTTGCTCAGGCCCAGCAGTCGCTAGAACAAACTCTACGGCTTGCTGTACTGCTAGAATGTCCTCGGAGTCCTGTGCTCGTGCTAGTGGTGACGTGAATTTGATTTCTACATCACGGCCATCCAACTCAATAGGCGTGATTAACCCACGACGAATCAGGATAGACACAACTCGCTTGAGGATTGGGATCAATATTTCAGTCTGCAACCGTCCAAATGCTGAACCAATACGCTTGGCTAGCTCTCTGGACTCGATGGCAATCTCCGTTGCAGTCCTGACCGGCCCTGCTGGGTCTCTCAGATCGTTGAACATGGCAAGTTTGATAGCATTTTGCAGTTCTGAGATCTCGAATTGTGCTAATGCTAGACTACTTGACGTGTCTAAACGTTGTATAGACGGGTTGTTGGTGTTGTTAGAACCTACTGGGATCACAATACCTGGCGCTATAACCATATTGTAGGGATTAGTAACCCCGTCGTCCGTTGCAGTGTACATTCCCGCTAGGTCAATAGCCGCTTTCTGCAATACGAACTCTTTGGCCTTGTTCAATGACCGTACATCTGGGAGCGTTTGCATAGCTGGCCCACGACCACGAACCTCACCAGAGACTTTAGTGTACCGGCCCGTTACCCAAGGCGATGAAACACCAAAATCTTCTGTCCAAGAGAGACGTTCTTCCTGCTTAACCCATACACAGCCGTAGTATCGCTTGGTCTTGGGGTCAAAGATGACACCTTCGGACAGTTCAACCTCTGCATTGGGCTGGTTGTCGATCATTTCTTGGATAGTGGGCGATGGCTCAAATCCTTTCCACATCCTTTCCAGCAATCTGGCCTTGACCTTGAACCGTCTCCAGTGGGTCTCGATGTTTCCATACGGGCCTTCTTCAAATGCGATACCTTTCTGTGGTACGCAATGGAAGACAATCGGCATATCTTCGTCGTCGGTCTCATCAATCCGTAAGGTAGCAGTGCCGATCAAAAGATCTAGCGCAGCCTCGTAGAATTGAGTCCCGAAGTTAGACCGGTTGATATAGTCAAAGACAATAACGGCCTGTTCTTCTAGGTTCTCTCGGATCTGACGTTCGCTGACGTTGAAGTCACCTGACTCTAGTAGATTGAGAACTTCATTCGACGGGTTGAACGTGGCCCACCTAGCCCAGATCGGTGCAATGTTCTCTTGTAGTTTACTGGCCCCTTGTTGGATAGACGTTAGAGAAGTGGAATCGAAGATGCGCTCCATTTTCTTCTGGCCTGTATCCTGATTGTCGAACAGGTTCCGTTGGGGTAGGAAGTATTCGTACACGTCCGACAGTTGGTCGTGCCATAAATACTCAGCATCAAAGGCCCTAGCCTCTCGGGTCTTAAGATCCTGCATTGATCCTAGATTGGGTGGAAGTTTCATCTTATCTGCCCATTGTCGAAGTCATTAAACCAGCACGAGCCGCAGCAGCAGCCCCACGTCTACCAGCACCAGCTAAACCGCCTAGCATTGATCGTCCAGCACCAGCAGCAGCGCCCTTGGATGCCCTGCCACCCATAGCGGCTTCAGTCCTAGAACGTGGAGCGCCACCTAACAAAGATGCAGATCCTAGCTTGCCTCGTGCTAGAGCCTTAAACCGTTGTTCTTGTTCTCCGATCTCCTCATCGAGTGCTCGTTGTTGTCTCTGTGTTACTGCTATTTCTTGAGCCGTTGGTTTTGGTGCCTTTGGTTTCTTCATTTTGTTTTCTCCAGATACTTGTACAACTGGTATGGTGTCCAGATGAACGGTCGGTTGATGCCTAGAATCTGTTTAACGTGTCCTACGCATGTATTGAGCATAAATAATGATTGCCTCGCGGTCTTACGATCGATTTT